CGCAATACCGAGATGGTTAAATTGCACTGAACCAGGTAAATAGGCAGCGTGGTTTGCATAGCTGCCACAAAGAACGTGCCATCCTCCGGCGATACCAGGTAATCACCAGGCAGAAACTCGCGGCCATCGAACACACCAAGCCACGTCGCCTGACCGTATTTGTTCGGCGCACTGTAGGTGAAGTTTGTGGTGAAAGAGGCGTTGATAGACTGCAGAGCGGTGGTTTCAAGCGGGTTAAATGCGCTGGTTGCCCGGTACTGTTGAGCAACGTAGCCGATCCGCTGCGCCGCCTTACCGTAGCCGATATAGACTTTGTCTCTCAGCTTTGCTGCATCCATATCACACCACCATGGTTACCGTTGAGCTTCTACCACCAAAGTTTGGCCCAGGAGGAATTCCTAAGAAATTACAAAGCCTCTGCTGCCAGTACTCCAGTAAATCAGCCCTATCCCGAACTTCGTTTTTATTGTGGTACCAAACAGCAGCCTGATCGGTATCGAGGTTATCGCTAGCCGTCGGAATTGCAGTTTCAAGCGCATAGAGATTGGTAAGAAATGTCGCCACAACCACAGCCCCTTCGTCCGCGCTCATATGCTGAAGCCGATATTCCAAAGCCACATAGTCCCTCATGATCCAGGGTGCTGGAAACACTACACTGCCGTCCCCATAAGTTGGGTACCCGCAAAATCTTCGAATATCGACTAATTGAGCGCTGGTGAAATCATAGGGAACGAAAGCCATAATTTTTTACTCGAATTGGGCGCCCGACTTGACGAGTAACGAGATTGTCTCTGCGTCTCTGTCTTCATCAAATGCAGCACCGGCTGGAAAATGCTTGCTTGTACGGCCATTGATGATTAAGCCGTGACTTTTCTTCAGAACGAAACCGATCGGCTTTTCAGGCTCAGTCACTTCAGCACCTGGCTCGATTTTTTCAACAGTGGTATTACTCTCGACTTCAGGCTGCGCCTCTACCACTTCAGTTTCGGCTTCAGCTTCAATGATTTTATCTTTAGCCATTACATATCCTTAAAAGGGGCCAGCCGAAACCAGCCCCGATTACTGTTACAGGGACTCAAGCATGATGGCGCGCTTGTACGCCGCATTGCTCGCAGTAGGAATGGTGTTCGGGTTGGCGGTGGTGTCAGAAGGAACTACGAAGCCCCCGATGTAACTCCATGACTGGGTTACAACCTGTTTAAGAGCATCGAGCGGCTCACGGGTGACGTGGGCAATACCTTCGACGATAGAGATTGAGTCATCCTCATCGCCCTCTGCCGCGAGTGCCGCTCGATATGCGTTAGCAGTGAATTCACCTTCAACCAGCGCCCCTTGTCCGCACAGGATCGCGCGACGGACGTTGCCAACACCAGCCAAGGTTTGGACTGGGTTCAGGTTGGTTTCCTGCAAGCGCACGCCCAACATTTCCGCAATGATGCCTTTACGGTATTCCTCGGTAGTCTGCTGACCACGGAAGAACTGCTGGAACGCCGGGTCTGAATACAGGCCTGTTGCCTGAATCGGATCAAGGTACAGGTTGTACATGCCGCTGGAGTTTGATACTGGCACGCCGTTGGCTGACATTGTCGCCTTGGCATTCAGGATCATATCCATCGTCAGGCGGCCACCGTTAACATCATTGGTGCTGGAAATACCCAAAGTTGTTGGGGCGATGATGCTGCCGGACGTGGTTTTTGGACGAATAACGTAAGGCGCTACCGCTGAAACAACTGCAACACCGGCAGTGCCATCTGCCACGCTCACCGCTGCTGAGAAAGTCAGGGTTCCTGATACGCCACCAGGAGCGGTTGATGTATTAGTGCTATCGGCCGCATAGCCAGTGAGCGAGTATACATCGCTACCGATCGTCACGTTTACAGGGTTCGAGCTTGAAACAGCCGTTACCTGGCCCGCGGTATTAAGCGTGGTTGTGAAGCCGCGAATGTCATCTACTGCTACCGTGGTACCGGCAGCGCCGAGTGTGGTTTTCACTCGAGTGTTTCCACCCAGGTAAGTATTGAACAGCGCCTGCTGTGCCAGCGTATCGATTGAGCGGAATGCCTGCTCGCCGAGTGCATAGCCATTACGCAGGAAGAAGTTCGCGATACCTACACGAGAAGTCACGGTGTTCAGGTACATGCTCGCGCCATACTGGGCGATTGACAGAATATACTGTTCAATGCCGTAGTTCTGAGCGGTTAAACCACTGGTAAGATCGGAGTTAGCCGCCGGAGACATTGCGGTTGTTACAGCAGGCAGCAGGCCGGTACGGGTTTTGGTAATGGTTTCACCGAGGTTTGCGGTGAATTCTTCTTTGTCCGCAATATCACGGAAGCCGAGTTTTGCACGCAATGGCAGGCCGAACTGGTGTTCCAGGAAGCCGGACTGAATTGCACCCTGCAAAGCTGCAGGAAGGTTATTAATAGGCATTTTTTGTCCTTAGACGATTTAGGTTTTGTGTTTTCTTCCCTCGTCGTCAGGACTCACGGGACATGGCAGATTTTATTAATGCGTTTTAATACTTAAGCCAAGCTTGCGTGCTTCGGCTTCTCGCTCTGCATCAGTAGCATTGCGTGCATCAAATTTCTTAACCTCCTCTTTTGGAGGTGGCTTATGACTAGTAGTGGTTGTTGTTTCAACTGGTACTTTGAACAAATACGGCTTTGATTCTTTGAGGGAGGCCATAAGCTCGCCCGCGCCGATAACATCACCATTCTCATCCAGTTTTAACTGAGATAAGTCAGCGAGTTTTAGGCCGTCCAAATCAACCATGCCGGCTTTAATTGCCTCAGCTTTCAACTCAGCGCGAATGATGCGCTGGTCTGCTTTTGTAGTGGCTTCGGCAATTCTTGCATCAGCGTCAACTTTGGCTTGTGTCGCCAGTGCCGCCGCCTCTTCTGCAGCCTTGACTGCCTCTTTTGCATTGGTACGGTACTTACCGTTTTCAGCACGCAGTTCCTGTACGTATTCAAGAGAGAAACTCGTTTTCTCTTCCTGTTTCGTGGAAGGTGATACTGGCGTGGTTGTGACAGGCTGATTAACCGGTGGTTGAGTTTGTTCGTTGTTATCCATCTAGGACTCCAGAAATGAAAAAACCCGCATCAAGCGGGTATGGTATTCACGAGGACCAGCCCCGCATTATTCAGAAATTGCAGCTTGGATTTTGGCGTTAGCGTTACGCTCAATCATGTCAGCATCTGCCAACAGTTTTTCAGCGGCCGGGTCTTCAATGTCATATTCAGCAGCGAGAATTTTTATCGCAGTAGCACGGCTAAGAAGTCCGGCATCACATAGTGTTTTTTAGCGTGCTTGCACGTGTCTGCATTTCGCCGATCGTTGGTGCGAACCACGGCGACCACCGCAAGGACAATTTGCTTTTGAGATCGAACTTCCCAATTTTGGTGCCGTCTTTTAACGTTAGGTCAATGACGTTAGAAGCCTTGATAATCATCGTGACGATTTCAATGATTCCGACCTCGCCATAACTGATGCGTAGTTTATCGGCCAACCATATTAGGGACTGGTTCATCATCTCCATTGCGCGGCCGGATTGAGCCGTTGCAATCTTCTCGTTAGTCGACCGGTTTCCGTGCATCGTTTCAAGGGCGATTTCGCGTAGGTTCTTGACGTAATCAAGGACTGCTGCGACTGCGCTCCCATCAATTTCAAGGAGCTTTGCGCTTCCCTCTTTACTCACGAGCAATGCATTATTAGCGCCCTTAATGATTGGCTGTTGTTGGCCCGGGCCTGCATCGGTACTTATTACGAGAGTCGGATCGGACATAAACTTTAGGCCGCGACCGGCTTGTGAGAGTTGGTAATCCGATTCAATTTGGCAGTCGATGGCTTCTGGTTGAATGGTTGAGCAACCATCAATGTCATCCCCGCCCGGCAGATTTTTAATCCAGACGATTGGGACAAAACCTAATTTATGGTTAGTGCTTCTGCCTTTATCGATCTCTGGGCTAAAACTGACATCTGAACTTACCAACCAGGGGGTATACCAATTTTCATTTTGCAAATCCCAGATGCGTTGAAACCAAAATTGTGCGGCCTGCTCATCATCTTTAATGGCATACCCAGCCTGGCTAAGCGCTGAGCCTGAAACCTTGTATTTTTCAGTTACTGAAGTCAGGGTGTCAGGCGCATTTGGGTCAAAAATTGGCGTTAAATTATCGGTATCAAGCACCTTGAAGAAGGTGCGCTTATTCAACACCTGCATCATCACGGCGACACTACCAACCGCTCCGCTGGTTGCCGCCTGGATCATAATTTCGTTGAAACGAGTTTCAGTAAGAAGGTCGGTAAGCATCTTTTGCTGATTGGCTTTAATCTCTATCTGCTCATCGCTAGATGTTTTAGCACCCTTATTCAGCTCAATGACTGGGAACCGACCTTCCGAGAAAAGCAGGGCAATAGAGTCGTCGATAACTATGCGGCAAAAATTAGTCCTAACGCTCGGCCGACGCTCGCGCAATGGGACATACTCGCCGCTGTCTGTGCTTTCGAAACTGAATGGATACTTCATGTTGTCGTAAAGCTCACCATCTACAACCCTGCGTAGCATCCCCAGGCGATAAGCTCGAGGCGGCAGGTCATTGTCTTGCGGCCACGTCTTTTGAATGGTTTTGTACATGGATTATCTGCCGAAGTAAGGAACGTGCGTCACCTGTGGCTGTACAGGTTCGTTAATTGGGAACATGAACACGATTGGGTAAGTCCCGCCGTCATTTCCGTGATCAAAGCCGCCCTTCTTATCTGGCGCTCCGTCTTTGCCATAAACCTGCCTCTCAAGGCACGTAGTGAACTTTGGGCACTTGGTGGTATTTACCAGCATTCTTCGTTCACCATAGGTATTGCATAGCATTGCGTTAGTGGCATTCACGCGGTCTTTTACTGCGGGGTTTGTGGAATTTACTTTCACCATGAACCCGGCTTTATGCAGGAGAGATATATCTGACTCACTGGCATTGTTGGCTTCACGATTTTTACCAGATGCATCCGGGTAAATGAAAATCCGATGGCCTTGGTACTTTTCTTTGATCTGGATGATCATTGCTGGCGTGTCGAAAACATCCATCAACTCGTCAACTGCGCGTGGCAAGCCATCACGGAGGACATAAACTACTGATGACATTTTGGTGACGTTGAAATCCATGCCAATATGCAATTCATCGCCTGGAAGCAATGTTTCATCGGTGTGATTGAGTCGGCGATCAAAGCAGTAGTAGACGACGCCCTGATAGTTCTCAAAGCTGGCTTCGTACTCCTGCCGGTATGTCCTGGGGTCCATCTTGCGTCGGGCGGCCTCAATTTCCTCTTCAGGAACATTGCCACCCTGTACAGATGTGTAAATCCAGCTTTTATGGTCTGGCTGCCGGCCGTCTTGACCATCAAGCCAGGTGTCATAGCAGTGGTTGAAACCTTTTGGCGTTCCGATCCTTAAAGCATGGCCGCCACGGCGTTCAATACCGTCGACCACATAGCGACAAGTTGAAAGCATTGGGCGCAGTACTTCCTCCCATGCCTCATACGGGCAGTCAGCCCATTCGTCGACGAGCACGAAAAACAGGCCAGAACCGCGCAATGCGTCATAATTATCGAGGCCGACAACACGCATGATATGACCAGAGCGAAGCGTGATGCTGCACTCTGTCTCATTAGGCTTTCCGTCGCGCCAGTGTGCCGGAATGGCCTGCTTGAGGCGACGCCAGAACACACGCTTGGCCTGCTTGAACGTCGGCGCACCGTACCAGATTTCATCCTCTGTACTCACATTCCATTTTTGTGCCAGTCGAGCAGCGCGACGCATCTCTGCTTTGCCGAGAAATGTTTTGCCAAATCGGCGGCCGCATACGGCATCTCGAAAGCGGGCTTGCGGCTGCCATCCCCAAACATAGATATTTGCCTGCTTAGGGGTCAGCACTACCGGTTTAGAGGATTGGGTTGCCAGGGATGTCTTCATCGGGAATTAGCGCCTGTAGTTGATAGTCTTCCTCGACGCCTTCAGGTCGCTCAGGTTTTTCTATTTCAGCGCGTAGCTTGCTGTTTTCAATTTCGCGCTTCTCAGCTTCAAGGTTCTGAATGCGCTTAGCAGCTGGAGAATCTAGCATGCCGATGTGTTTCATTACCCGGTCATACATAGCAGCACGATCGAGTGTCATTATCTCTAAGC